CTGGCGCTTGCGCTGCTACGGCGGCCGAACGGGCGCATGGCGGGCACGGATTTCTTCGAGATGCTCTATGGGCATCTGCTGCTGTCAGGCAATGCCTTCGTCGAGGGCGTGCGGGTGGGCGAGGAGCTGCGGGAACTGCATCTTCTGAGACCCGACCGGGTGCGCATCGTCGAGGGGCGCGACGGCTGGCCGGAGGCTTATGAATACCGCACGGGCAACCATGTCCGCCGGCATGCTGCGGGCGAGGGACAGGCGATCCTGCATCTCAGGCTGTTCCATCCGCTCGACGACCAGCTGGGGTTTGCGCCGCTTGAGGCGGCCTCCATGGTGCTCGATCTTTCCAATGCGGCGGCGGTTTGGAACAAAGCGCTGCTCGACAATTCGGCGCGTCCCTCCGGCGCGCTCGTCTATCAGCCGAAGGAGGGCGGCAACCTGACGCCCGACCAGTACGACCGGCTGAAAAGCGAGCTGGAGGAGGGCTATTCCGGCCCGGCGCGGGCGGGGCGGCCGATGCTGCTGGAAGGCGGGCTCGACTGGAAGGCGATGGGGCTTTCGCCGCGCGAGATGGATTTCGTCGAGGCGAAGAACGGGGCGGCGCGCGACATCGCGCTCGCCTTCGGCGTGCCGCCCATGCTGATCGGCATTCCCGGCGACGCGACCTATGCCAATTACCAGGAGGCCAACCGCGCCTTCTGGCGGCTGACCGTGCTGCCGCTGGTGAGCCGCACGGCGGCGGCCTTTGCGGGATGGCTTGATGAGGACGGCGACGGTGCGCTGCGGCTGGTACCGGATCTCGACCAGGTGAGCGGGCTTGCGGCCGAACGCTCGGAACTCTGGGCGCGGGTGGGGGCGGCGACATTCCTCAGCGACGAGGAGAAACGCAGCGCGGTCGGATACTGACAGAGGTGTGCAAAGGGCGCAGTCCGAGCCGAAGCGGCAACGGACTGCTGGCCGCCATCATGGCGGTTGCGGAAACTATTTTTGCACCTGAGGGCACGTCAACCGGCAAGTTTTGAGGGGGGCCGCGTGTCGTGCCGTGCGAGCGGCGTCGTTTGTCGAAAAGCGGCTGAAAAACAAAGGTTTGGCACTGCGGTTTGAATAGACGTCGCCACGGCCAGAATCGCTTTGTGAAGGCGTTGAATCCCTTTGCAAGCCATCGGGCGCAAGCGATTCAAAAGACTCAGGGATTGGTGCTGCCTGACTCGGCGTGAGCCAGGGTGCGTGTGGCCGCGTTTGGCCTGACGGTCTCGATTTCCATAATAAACGGAAAGGCTTAACAATGGCTGACTTCGGAAACGACGGCGGGCTTTGGACGGCCCGGCTGGTCGGCGCGTCGGCGGGCGCTGCCGTGTCGCTCATCTATCTCCTGCCGAAAAGCCGCCGTGAGGCGGGATGCCGGTTCTTCACCGGGCTCGCCTGCGGCCTCGTCTTCGGCGGGCCGGCGGGGCTTTGGATCGCGGTCCGGCTCGGCATCGCCGGCTATCTCGGGCCGGCGGAGGTGTTGCTGACGGGATCGGCGGCGGCGAGCCTTTCGGCCTGGTGGGGGCTCGGCGTGCTGGCGCGCATGGCCGAGCGCATGCGGCAGTAGCCGCGCCACGAGTAATTCGCGAACGGCTGGCGCCGTCCATCCGTTCGCTCAATCCAGACATCGGAGATCTCTATGACAACCACCGACCTGCCGGTCTGGCGGACGAAGAAATATGCCGATCTGACGCTTGCGGGCGTGACCGGCGACGGGGTGTTTTCCGGCTATGCCAGCCTCTTCGGCGAGGTGGATCTCGGCAAGGATGCGATCGCCCCCGGCGCTTTCGGGCGCTCGCTGGAGAAACGCGGGCCTTCCGGCGTGCGCATGCTCTTCCAGCACGATCCGGCCGAACCCATCGGGCGCTGGCGCACCATCCGCGAGGATGCACGCGGGCTCTATGTCGAGGGCGTGCTGTCGCCCGGCGTGGCGCGGGCCCGCGAGGTGCTGAACCTCATGAAATCGGGCGCGCTCGACGGGCTCTCCATCGGCTTCCAGACGGTGCGCTCCCGCACTGATCGGGCAAGCGGCGTGCGCCGCATCCTCGAAGCCGATCTCTGGGAAATCTCGATCGTCACCTTTCCGATGCTGCCTTCGGCGCGGGTGTCGAACGTGAAGAATGCGCGGTGGTTCCGCGACAAGGAAACGGAGCTCGTGCGCACCATGCGCCGGGCGGCCCGGATGATGATGCAACGCTAACGGAGACGACACGCATGACGCAAACCAGCAAGACCGCGCCGGAAATCAAGGCCGTGCCGGAAACGATGACCGCCGCCTTCGACGACTTCATGCAGGCCTTCGAGGCCTTCAAGGAGACCAACGACATCAGGCTCGGCGAGATCGAGCAGAAGCTGACCTCCGACGTGGTGACGCGCGAGAAGGTCGACCGCATCAATCGCGCCATGGACGATCACAAGCGCGTGCTCGACCAGCTGGCGCTGAAGAAGGCGCGCCCGGCACTCGGCGGCAGCGGGGCCGCGAGCCTTGAAACGGCCGAGCACAAGGCGGCCTTCTCCGCCTATATGCGCCGCGGCGACGAAAGCGCGCTGCGGGCGCTGGAGGAGAAGGCGATGTCCGTCGGCTCGGCGGCCGATGGCGGCTATGTCGTGCCGCCGGAAACCGACACGGAAATCGGCCGCCGGCTGTCCACGGTCTCGCCGATCCGGTCGCTCGCCACCGTGCGCCAGGTCTCCGGCATGGTGCTGAAGAAGCCGTTTGCGACCTCGGGCATGGCGACGGGCTGGGTGGCGGAAACGGCGGCGCGGCCGCAGACGAACAATGCGCAGCTCGCCGAACTCTCGTTCCCGACCATGGAACTCTACGCCATGCCGGCGGCGACGCCCGCGCTGCTTGATGACGCAGCCGTCGATGTCGAAGGCTGGATCGCCTCGGAAGTCGACATCGTCTTCGCCGAGCAGGAAGGCACGGCCTTCATTTCCGGTGACGGCACCAACAAGCCGAAGGGCTTCCTGAACTACACCAACGTCGCCGATGCCAGCTGGGCCTGGGGCAATATCGGCTACATCGCCTCCGGTGCGGCGGGCGCCTTCAAGGCCAGCAACCCCTCCGACACGCTGCTCGACACGATCTATGCGCTGAAGGCGGGCTACCGGCAGAACGCCAATTTCGTGATGAACCGCAAGACGCAGGCGCAGATCCGCAAATTCAAGGACGCCGACGGCAACTACCTCTGGCGTCCGCCGGCAACGGCCGGCCAGGCCGCCTCGCTGATGGGCTTCGGTATCGCGGAGGCCGAGGACATGCCTGACATCGCCGCCGACAGCTTCTCCCTTGCCTTCGGCGACTTCCGTGCCGGCTATCTCGTCGTCGACCGCACGGGCGTGCGCGTGCTGCGCGATCCCTACTCCGCCAAGCCCTATGTGCTGTTCTACACGACCAAGCGCGTTGGTGGCGGGGTGCAGAACTTCGAGGCGATCAAGCTGGTGAAGTTCGCGGTGAGCTGACGGCGAGGGGCTCGAAGGCCCCTCCCCAACCCTCCCTACAAGGGGGAGGGGCTTACCTTGCCGACCCCTTCGCATTCCCTTTTGGGCGATGAGCAAGCCTCCATCTTTCTCCCCCTTGTGGGGGAGATGCCGGCAGGCAGAGGGGGTCTTCAGAGGCGGCTTCCAATTTCTCCCACCGGCGGCTTTCCCTGACGCCGGTGCCGCGGGCGCGGTTTTCCTCCCGGCCGCGCCCGCATCCTCCTTTCACCGGACAGGATCCCATGACCATTGCCGAACTTTTGCCGCCTGCCGTCGAGCCGGTCACGCTTGCGGAGGTGAAGGCGCATCTGCGCCTCGAGACGACCGAGGAGGACGCGTTGCTGGCGGGGCTGATCCGCACGGCGCGCCTCCATCTCGAAAGCCAGACCGGGCTCTGCCTGATTTCCCGGCTGCTGCGCCTCTATCTCGACGACTGGCCGGAGGGGCGGGTGATTCAGATTGCCAGGGGGCCGGTGCAAACCATTGAGATCGTGACGGTTTACGATGCCTTGGGGACGCCGGTCGAAATCGATACGGCAGGCTATGTGCTGGATGGCGCGGCGCGGCCGGCGCGGCTGGTCTTGCCCGAGCGGCGGGCGACCGGGCGGGCACTGAACGGCATCGAGATCGATTTCACCGCCGGTTTCGGCGAGAGCGGCGCGGATGTGCCGGACACGCTGAGACGGGCGCTCACG